ACGGGATGGCTCGATTCGCTAAGGAAAAGCACGCGGTGAGATATCTTACGCAAAAGTACCCGCACCTCTGCAAAAAGAACGCCAAGAAAAGCGAAACCTCAAAGTTTGACGAGATTACCTTGCTCCGAAACTCATATTCGCCGAAAAAGCTTCAAGAGGCTCAAAGGATCATCGATGCAAAAATTGGACACACAACAGTTTGGTAATTCAGGATGCGAAATAACCAAAACAGAAGATTGGGTCACAAAGAAGTCGGCATCGTTAGAGTACAATAAAAGATTCATTCTTCAGATCGCAAAACAAGCCGTTTACACCGGCAACTTCCTCACTCCAAAAATCGAAAACGTTTATGCCGAAAAAGATGGTCTCATCGCCGCTGTGATGGAGAATTGTGGCAACCCTGTTGCCATGATGGCGCACGAGGCACCAATACTGGAAAAAATGCTCACAATGCACCTAAGCCGCAAATTTGGCAAAGCGGACTTCAGGGCGCAGATCCTCCAAAAATTCCAAGAAGTCAGCTCAAAACTCGAAGACCAAATTTTTGCACAGAAAGTCAAGCGACGCGCAGAAAAAGAGATTTACATTCTGCCAGTGGGTTATTGTCATGGCGACCTAACCCTTACGAACATTCTCTGCAAGGATGGAGAGTTTTACCTTATTGACTTCCTCGAAGACTGGATACCTTCGCCAGCGTTCGACATGTGCAAAATCCTCCAAGACTGCCACTACCGATGGTACACGGTCACGGGCGAACCGTTTAAGGAGTGGCACAAAAAACTTGGTGAGAAGGTTTTTCTAGACTACATCGCCGCACACGGAATTGATCATATCTGCGGAGTTATGCTCCTAACGCTTTACAGGATCCTCCCCTACTGCGAGAAAACACCGAGAGGGCAATTTATTAAGGATCTAATATGCAAAGAGTTCCTCTAATCCTCACCTGCGCAGGGAAAAGCACCCGCTTTGGTGACCGCAAGCCCAAGTGGGCACAAACCCACCCATCGGGCAACATCATGGCGGTGGAGGCTTTGAGGGGCTTGGGGTTTGACTTCGAGATCATCCTCTGCGTCGGCAAAGACCACTCGGCTATGTTCAGGCTTGACGAAATTGAGCGTTGCTTTGCATCCGCGGGCTATGCGCTAAAAGCCATCCTTAGCATGGACACCCCCTCCCAAGTGCAGACCGTTCGCGAAGCGTTAGAGCATATCGACGCCGAGAACTTTGTAGTACGCGATTGCGACAGCCTTGTATCCGTGAGCTCCATTCCATCGGGCAACTTTGTTACGTATTTTGACGCATCAGGCTCGTCGATCAACATCTACAACAAATCAACCGTGCGCGTTATTGAGGGAGAAGTCATCTCCATCCGTGAAAAGTCCGCTCACAGCCCCCTCGTCAGCGTCGGGCTTTATGGGTTCAAAAGAAAGGCATTTGAAAAGGCGTTAGCCGAGGTTAAAAAAGACGGGGAGCTCTACCTGAGTGACCTTTACCAGCAGATGACCAACATCAAAGCCGTGCAAGCTTACGGGTACAGCGATTGGGGCACAAAGACCGATTGGATCCACTTCAAACGCGACTATGCCACGCTGTTCGTTGATATTGACGGAACCCTATTCAAGTCATCCCATCGGCATTTTAGCCCGAAATGGGGAGAGTCCGAGCCGCTGGAAAAGAACATTGCTTTCATAAATCAATGCGTCAGCAGCGGCAAAAAGCACATTGTCCTCACCACCTCGAGAACGGAGGATACCCGTCAGATTACGGTCGAACAGCTGCAAAGGGCTGGGCTGCAATACCATACGCTTCTGATGGGGTTACCAGTGTGCAAGAGGGTGATCATAAATGACTTTGACGTAGATAGCGGCATAATCGGTTGCGGAGAGATTAACATTCCGCGCGATTCTGATAAACTTGAACTAGAGTACCTCGCCAGAATTGGCAGGTAAAACATTCCGAAGGGAAGGCAAAATGGAACCGGAAAAGAATCTTGGTGGAAGACCAAGAAAAGAAATCAATTGGTCTAAGCTGGACGACATCATCATTTGGGCATCGCAACAGTATTGCGCAGAGCAATTAGATGTCAGCGTTGACACCCTCGCCAGAGCAATTACTGAACGATTTGATATGGGATTTGCGGAATATAAAGACAAAAGACGCGAGCCGCTAAAGATTAACCTTTTAGTAAAACAGTATGAAGTAGCCATGCGCGGAAACGTGGCTATGTTGATCTGGCTGGGCAAACAACACCTCGGACAGGCTGAAAAAGTCGAAGAGAAGAAAAACTCAAACATCCAAATTAGCATCACTCCCGATGATGCAAACCTTTAGGAAAACCCGCAAACAGGCTGAAGCCATCCGTTTGTTGTCGGATGCGCTTTTTCGATACTGTATGCTTTACGGTGGCTCTCGGTCAGGGAAGACGTTTATCGCCATCTACGCCATATGCGTGCGCGCCTGCAAGGAGAAATCCCGCCACGCCATTCTGAGGCTGAAGTTTAACCATGCAAAGACATCCATCTGGTTAGACACACTCCCCAAAGTTTTGTCCACGTGCTTTCCCGACATAGTCGTCAAGCCCATGAACTCCGACTTTTACATGCTCTTTCCAAACGGCAGCGAGGTGTGGATTGGGGGTCTGGACGATGCGGCACGAGTAGAAAAGATTTTGGGTAAAGAATACTCAACGATCTACTTCAACGAGAGCTCACAAATTCCGTGGAAGTCCGTCGAGGTCGCCCTCACCCGTCTGGCGGAAAAGAACAATCTTAAGAAAAAAGCCTATTTTGATATGAACCCCCCAACCAAAAAGCATTGGGCTTACTGGTTGTTTGAGAAAAAACTGAACCCCATAACCATGGAGCCAGTGGACAATACCAGATACGGTAAATTGCTCATGAACCCCATAGACAACATAGAAAACATTGACCGGGACTACATCTCCGAGGTGCTGGACAAGCTATCGCCCGAAGAAAGAGCCCGCTTTAGAGATGGAGAGTACCAGGATTCGGGCGAGGGGCAGGTTTACCATGCCTTTGATCGATCGATTTGCGTTCATCGTATTGAGCCACAGAAGAGAGTTGGTACGGTAATGGTCGGGATGGACTTCAACGTAAACCCCATGACCGCGATCGTTGGCTACTATGTGGACAAAACCTTTTACGTCATCGACGAGGTTTACTTACAAAACTCAGACACATACCGCATGGCTGACGAACTTATCCGCCGGGGCTACGCAGGGGCGTGGGTTTACCCCGACTCAACGGGAAAGAACCGTCGCACGTCGGGGAAGTCCGATCATATTATTCTGAGAGATGCGGGATTCTTGGTCAAACCAACCGTCAATCCCTTTGTGCGCGACCGCGTAAACAACATGAACAGGCTTTTACGTGATGGTATGATTATTATTGAACCATCGTGCAAGAAGCTCATTCAAGATCTTGAGAAAGTTGTTTGGAAGGGAGATCATTTAGATGATGGACCAGAAGGCGACCTGACGCACATAACCGATGCGCTTGGCTATTGGACTTGGTCACTGGATAACTTAGTCTATAAAACACCGTCACGAATTGAGATTAAATAAGGGGATAAAAATGGACGTCAGCTTGGTACCAAGGATTTTGCAGGAAATTGAACTGAAGGAGAACTCTGAGCGTAAGCGACAAGCCTACAAGTCATACCAGGCTTACGAGGGGAACCTTAGGTATTTTGTAGAAGACCGTCTTAAGCAAATGTTCCCCAAAACCTGGGAAATGTTTCAAGTGTCGGACTACTCGGCGATTAAAAAGATCGTGGATAAAAAGTCCAAATCCTACAAAGAGGCGCCCTTACGTAAGCTGGACTCGCCTGAGGAGACCGCCCTTTACCAAGATCTTGTTAAAAAGTTCTCTCTAAACGAGGCTATGAAAGTTACCGACAGGTATTTCAACCAGCACAAGTACTCGCTTCTTGCCGTGTTCTTCGAAAGATCGCCCGATGTATTTGGCAAAATGGCTGAGGTCTTTAAGTTTATCCCTCTCGCGCCTTTTGAGTTTGATGTTGTTCTTACCGAAATGGGCGATCTTGAGGCGGTGATTCTTTCCTATCCAGACGAGCAAGTTGTGATTGGACCAGAGACCGACAACCTGGACACGTTGATTGCTGGAGACGTACAAGACCGCGGCACCGACAAAAAGGTTTACGCCGTGTGGACCGCTAAAAATCACTGGCTCTACCAAGGCACCAAGAATAGCGACGGCGCATGGGAGTTCTTCCTTGCTCCAAACGAAAAGAACCCCAACAACCTAAACCCTTACGGTATCCTTCCGTTCGTTTACCTGCCCATCGACTTCTCTTCCGACTATCCGGTAGGCTCACCGCTGGCTTATCAGACCATCGAACTGAACGCAGAAATGTCCACCTACTATACCTCAGGGTCAATGCAAATCGGCACCCTGGTCCTCAAGTACCCATCAAGTCAGGCTATCGAGAGCGTGGCAAACGGACTCTTTACCGGCATGAAGTTGCCTCAGTCCGAGAACCCTGACGCTCCGGCAACAGAGGCGGAATACATTGCGCCATCGCCCAATATGTCGGGGCACCGCGAGGCTATCCTTACCCACATGAGTGCGATCCTCGACGAACAGGGCATCAACTCCAACCAGCTCATCAAGCCCAACGAGGAGTTTTCATCAGGCTTTGACAGGCTCCTTGCATCGGCGGACGTTCAAGACATCATCGAGGATAATCAAGGGTTTTATTCGAAGGTTGAGGAGAAGGTTTATCACATCGTGGCAATGATCCACAAAAACTTCCTCAAACGCGACATCTTTAAGAGCGAAACGATCTCGGTCGTGTATAGAAAACCAAAAGTCCTGATCTCTGATACCGAAAAGCTGGGGAACCTAAAGCAGATGGATGAGCTTGGTCTTTTGCTGCCTTGGGAAAAGTTTATGATCCTGGATCCAAACCTCTCCGAAGAAGACGCAAAGGCAAAGTACGACCTGATGAAGTCACTGCAGAAAAAGGCTCTCGACACATTGGTTGGCGAAAGCACCGAAGAAGAGGACGAGGAGGAGAGTGACGAGGCGGGCGAGGAAGAGACAGGGGAATAAACATGGCATTTTCCGTCGACGAGCTTACGAAAAAAGTTTCCGTGGATATTCCCTCTGATCTTAAGGCGAGGGAACGGAAGGAGCTTCTTGAGGAGATCGGCGAGTACATCAAAATCACCATGCTCGACATGATTGGCGATGGCAGATCCCCTGTTACGGGTCAGGAATGGAGGCAACTATCAAAGGACTACTCCAAGTTTAAGGGCTCTAAAGAGGCAAACATGGATCTAAACGGCGATATGCTTGACTCATTAGATTACGAAGTTTCTAAGGGCGAGCTGTACGTAGGGTGGTTCGATAGCGACCAAGCGGTTAAGGCTTATGGGCACACAACAGGCATGAAGGGTCATCCTTTTCTGGATGGTGTAGCACCGAAACGCAAACTATTACCAACCGACAAAGAAAAATTTACGGCAGAGATAAGATCTGGCGTAGAGGAAATTGTCAGGGAGTTTTTAGATGCCCGTGAGAGTTAGAGCAGATTTAAAGGCTCTGCTAAAAGTCACAGAAGACGTTAAGAAGAGGTTTCGCAAAGAAGTCACCAATGGGGCTATCGGCTACGAAATGGTAAGGACGATACAAGACCTTATCGACAAGGGCATCTCACCCGTGGATGGAGAGGGTAGATTTGAAAAATACTCCGACAGCTATCGTAATGCCATCAAGGCTGGGAGGGTGGAAGGCAAAAAAACCGTTAGCCCTGTCGATATGTATGTGACCGGCGATATGATGGGCTCGCTACAATCGGTGGAAAGAAACGGAAGGGTCTTTGTTGAATTTACTGACGAGAAAGCCTCTTACCACCAAGAAGGGAATTCAAAACTCCCACAAAGGAAACTATTGCCTGAAGAAGGCGAGAGCTTTACAAAGCGCATAACTCAGCTAATTTTGAAGGCGCTACGGAAGGCGACGAGAAATAAATAATTGACCCTCAATAACGAGGCGAATAGTATTAAGGAGAACCCTATGTCTGACGAACGTCAACATACCCAAGCCCCTGAACAGGGACAATCACCAACAGCAGAAGAACTTGCAAAGCAGCTTGAGCAGCTAAAGCAAACAAATTCGCGCCTGTTGGAAGAATCAAAAAAGTACAAAGAAAAAGCCAGATCTTACGAGTCAGAAGTAGAGCGAGCTACCGAGGAGTCAATCTCCAAGGAAAAAGATCTATCTAAGGTTCTGGAGACGGAAAGAAAAAAACTCGAAAAGTTGCTGAACGAGAATAAGGGCATGAAGCAAAAAACCCTTCAGGCTAACATTCAAAACACGGTCGCGCGGTTTGCTGGTGAGGTTAACGACATTGAGGACTTGCTAAACCAACCGAAGTATGGCGAAATCTTGAAGAGAGGCATTGATACCGACTCTCTGACGCTGGACGAGGAAGTTGCCAAAGAATATGTAGAGGCAGTTCTGAAAGCAAAGCCCTATCTGCGGAAACAGCCCGAGGCTACAACCGTAATGACAAAAAAGCCCGGCTACGACGCATCGACAGGAAAGATCAAATCTGTAGATAAGATGGACCAGAAAGAAATTGAAGAAACACTTTTCCGCTTATACGGAACCAAATAGGAGAAATAGATGATTAACAATCCTGAAATGGCACCTACTAAAATGGACCTTATCACCGCAGCCGCACAGCGCGAACTCCGCGCCCAGGCTCAGTTGGCTGGTTTCTTCAGCGATAAGTCGCAATTTGCGGGAAAGGGCAGCAAGTCTGTATCCTTCCCTAAGCTTTCATCCTTCACCGCTCAAGATCGTGCCTCTGGCGCGGCGGGCGTTGAGCAAGTGGTGTCTGCCACTGTAGACAAGCTCGACCTTAACAAGAACAAGCAGGTTCTTTGGGTAATCGACCCTGCCGACGAAATCCAATCAACCCTTTCGTGGGAGCTCGAGACCGTTAAGCTCGCCGCCTCGGCTCATGGTCGTCAGTTCGACCGCGACCTCGTAGATGCCGCCCTGGTTGCTCGCGCATTGGTTTCCGTTTCTGGTGTTATCACTCGCGACAACATCCTTGAGATGATCGAGTACCTCACCAAGAACTTCGCGAACAAAGCCCAAACTGCCCTCTTCGTGGCTCCAAACCAGAAAACCGCCATGCTGAAAATTTCTGAGTTTACTCAGGCTCAAATTTTTGGAAACACCGTAATCCCCTCGGGAACCATCGGTCAGGTGTACGGTATTCCGGTCGTTGAGGCTCCGATCCTGAACAACGGCGAGTACTTTATGGCTGACAAAGACAGCCTGGCTTATGCCCTTCAAAAGGCTCCTGCCTATGACGAGCAGAAGGCAATCGAGTTCGGTGCCGGTGCTATGAAGCGCACCCTCGACCAGCTCTACGGCATGAAGGCTTTGCAGATCGATGCGGGTCCAGCGGTTCAGTCTGGCAAGTCGGGTCTTATCATCGGTTACGCTCCGTAGTAATGCGATCGGCTAACATAATTCCAATGTCGATTAAAGCCCCTGATACCGAAAGGTTGACGGGGCTTCTTTCCATGCTCCAGGCGACATTGGGCGGCGAAATAAAATACATCAACATTTATTTCGACTCTGCCACCAAAGAGCACATTGCATGGTTTTTTTGCGACATTGAGAAAGCTCAGATCGTGGAGAGGCTAAACGCAAAGAGGTAGAAAATGGCTTTTCCATACGACGTCAAGGAAATGTGGAACAAGGCATTTAGGCAATCAGGCTCTAATACCTCAATCGCGGTCACAAGCGATACCGGTCTCCCGGTTGAGCTCGTAGAATCAATCGCACAGCAAATAATAAAGGCTTCCGATAGAAACAAGTCATTTACCTGGCTTGATTTCGGCACTAGGAACGAAAGAGTCTCGTCCATAATCTACACCGCACCATCGGTTGGTGCTTATTTACTAACGAAAAATTTTACCTATTCACTGTCGGGGAATGCTTATAGACTTGATAGTGAATCATTGGTTTTAACGGGGGCATAAAATGAAACTAGTCGATCTTAAATTGCTTGAAAGCGTTGGCGGCACATACGATCAGAACCGTACCACAATTCAAGGACGCGTAAGCCAAAGAACGATCGACTCTAAGCCCGTTTTGGGTCCATCTCCCACCCGATTCCTTGACGTGTTCTCGGACACTGCCGGTGCATTCACGCCGACCACCACAATGTTTGCAAGTGACAACGGGCGGGTGTTCATGATCGGCGCCATCGCGGGTGGTGCTCTTCCAGTTGTTTGCTACGAGATCAACCAAACCACCGGCGTTCATGCCTACGTTGGGCGAGTCAACATAGCCATGCCGTCATCTCCTGCGATTGTTCACACAATCCGATCTATTAAAGTGATCGATGATGGTGTGTCTGGCTGGAAAATCTACGTTATCGCTACCGGGACAATTCTTTTCGGTGGGTCTGGTGTATTGCTTGCGAATAACATTGCAAGGGCGGACTTCTCACAAGTCTCTCCCCCTACAATCCCCTTCGCTACCGGCAACAATCAAAAAGCCGTGTACCAGCTTGGTCGTCTTGCCTCACTCGGCACTCGCTCCATGACGATCACGCTGGGCACGCCCGTGAAGTTTAACTTCACCGCCCACGGTCTCAGCAATAACGATCAAGTCTACTTCACCTCTCAGGTTGGCTCTGCGTGGACAGCCTCAACATTTGCCGTCAACACGAAGTACTTTGTTCGTAACGCTGGCTTAAACGACTTTGAACTGTCAGCAACCTTTAACGGCGCCTCCATCGGTGCTGCCGCCGGACCAACCTCCGTTGTGATGCAGCCTCTGAACCAAGAGATTGATTCCTTTGGTGCAATTATCGACGTGGCAGCAAACCGCCTCTATACCCACGTGGGAACTGCCGGTAACCCGCAGTATTTCGTGCGTGACACCTCAGTAGCTCCAACCTACTCACCCTTAACCGTTGACGTAACCTCGGGAACCCCTGCCAAGATTGGACTGGTCGCCCACGGTTTGACAGAGAACGAGCCCGTCCAGTTTCTTGCTGGTACGCTGCCCGCTTCCCTTGCGCTCAATACGACCTATTTCGTGCGCGCTGTAACGGCTAACGACTTCGAGCTGTCCGCCACCGCTGGCGGTGCTTCGATTAACGCCGTCACAACCTCAGCGGGTGTGACACTTGGGAAAGCGTTTGGCTACACCAATTCCCAATGGCTGCACTCAACAAGCATCCTTCCAGCAATTTCAGGTACTCTGCTCGCCACGACTGACGTTGATGCAATTGCTACTCCCGTCAGTGCTCCACTCAACGGCTCACTCCTCAACGGGCAAAAATGCGCCTTCTTTGCAACATCAACCAACCTGTATCTTGGCAGACTTGATGAGCTGACCGCTGGCGCAACAACATGGGCATCACTCACAACATCGAACATGCTCGGATTGCCGTCCCAGATTGTTACACCCGTTGTTATTTCTGCCTCATGGTCGGACGCACTTGATCACGCCATTGTGTTAATCGGTCAAGCAGCAACCAACGCATTCCGGTTCATGCTTAAAAAGGTCGAGAACAACAAACTGACCGCCCTGTTTGGCGACTCGTGCATGGAGTTCTTTGAGACATCCACCAAAGAAGCTTATGAGATGCGCCCATCATTGCCCTATCTCAACTTCACGAATAACTCTGGATGGCTGTTTGGTCTATCTGGCGCGGTTGGACAGAGAGGTGTTTTTGCTTCAGACGTAAGATCAGACACGCTTTTTGACTTCTCTTATATTGTCTCAAAGGTCTTAAGCATTCCACAAAATGCCATCATCAAGTCTATCGACGTAAAAAGGGAACTGATCAAAACCGGTGGTGAGATCGACGTAAAATACCGCTTAAGTGGATTTGGTTCTATTTCTGGTGGATGGACATTGCTTGATGCTGATCAGGAGCTATCCCTCGCAGCAGGTAGTCAGATTCAATTCAGACTAGACTTTAGAAGCCACTCAGCCGACAAGACAAGCCACGTTCAGGTTTCAGATATGCTTGTTGGATACGAGGCACAGGAAGAATTGTCTGATAACTGGGAGTACAGTTTCGATGACTCATCAAGCGGCTCACCCACAAGATCAGGATTCAGGCTCAAATCCGCATATGTTTCTTCTATTCCATCAACGCTCACATTTAGAGCGTTTGACCTTAGCGGTACGCAGATTGTAGCCGACTCGATCTCTTCTCAGCCGACTAGATTCCAGTACTCTACGGACAATGGGTTAACGTGGCTTGCGCTCGGAACGATTCCAAATGTGGTTGGAACACTGGTTCGCTACAACTTTACATCTCCTCCAGGGACGGACGTAAGACCATCACTTAAGGATGTTTAATGTCTAACCAACTCATATCTGGTGGGACCATCACTCAGGGCACGACCCTGGGCGCTGCTTTCGCAAACCAGCTAATTTCTGGAGGAGCCTTTCAGCCGACATCTCAGGCATGTCTCGTTGACCTAACTCCCCCCACGTTCGCTGGCATTGACTTTCTTACCAGGGGTCCTCTTGGGCAACTGAGAATGTCTTGGCTACCGGCTACAGATGCAACTGCCCCGCTCCGCTATGAGGTCTATGTAAAACCCGTTGATGACTTTAATCTATTCCATGTTTCAAACATCGCCATCGTTACCTCACAACTAAATGCCGATGTGTTTGCCCTGGGCAACGGCACGCTCCTTGAGACGGGCGTAAAATACTATGTCGGGGTTCGGGCTATTGATGCCGTCGGGAACAGAGACACAAACACAGTTATCCGCAACCAGACAAGCCCAGGGATCACGGGCGCAACAAATGCTCAGATCAATGGTGTATTTGCCGTTAACGTCAACAACAACCTAATCGCAACGTTCTGGGTAAATGACAACGACGGCGTGATCAACGATCCCCTCAGGCTTGGTAGCGCCTCCTATGTGATCTACGACAGCACGGGAAATCTTATCCCAAGCATGTCCGAGACGGGCATCACGTTTGATTCAAATGGGTTCTTTGAGATCACGCCAAGACCATCGGTACTTAACCTCGATAACACCTTCTATACGGTCAAGGTTTCAATCCCGGTCGACGGCGTGCAAATCATTTACAATCTGCCCATCACATACCCCGAGGCTGGTCCTGAGTATGAGCCAAGAGCGGTGTTCTCGATCAATGCCGCCAACCAACTTCAGGTTTCGATGTGGGTCGTCAAAAATGGCGAACAAATGAACTCCGATCTAGGGGCGGCGTCGTTCTCCCTCTACGATAAGGACGGCGTTGCGGTGGGAATTTCCCAGTCAGGGATTGTGGCAGATGTGAATGGGCTATTCAAATCAACCCCGGTGAGCGCGGGCATTCTTACAGACCTGACGCACTATACAGCAATTTTCTCAGTCGTTGCTGACTCTCAAGCGAGAAGGGGGGCGATTGGTCTGACCATCGCAGAATAAAATGAGAAGAGTACAGCTGCTTACATCAACCAGTTTTATTCAACCGCTAAAGTTGCGGTTCAATAATCCTGTGGCGATAAGCAGCTTCACACAAATTTTGCCAAAACTAGGATTCAGTAAGCCGACGCAAAAGGATCTCAGAGTAAGGGCATGGGCAAAGTTTGATGCAGAGAACTTTGATGGCATCCAGCTCATTTCGGCACTGACCATAAATGGTAGGGATAAGTCAATCTCATCGGCTGAGTTCACCGTTAAATCCATTTCATTAGACGACACCTGGGCGGAGACACTGGTTGGTGCGTATGCTGGCACACAATCTGGGAAAAAGTTTATTGCCTCCATACCGCAATCTTCCTTGAGCCCCACAACCCTTGGCGGAGACACTTCTCTAAAAGTAGAAGTGAAAATCACGGCTTTAGGAAAAATCTACAGAGACTATTTTTATGTTAACCACCTCGGTATTTACGACGAGATGGTTAGGGCAAAGAACAAAATTAAATTTCTAGAGCTCACCAAGGCTGATGAGTAAGGAAACCTATGCTTACAGTATTTAAAGGTACCGAAAATCTGTCCCAGGCTCTTGAGAATTACCTCACGGACTCCAAGACTTTATCATTTGCCACCGGGGACTTCCTCTATGTAGGGTATAGAAAGCCCTTTTCCGACATTTATCTTGAACTTAAGCCACTGGCTATTGTGGCAAATAGTCTGTCTGTGGACTATTTTGACGGCTCATGGACGAGCCTT